TGCTGGAAGTCCTGATGCCATTGTTGCTCCTAGTAACCTAAAGTGTTAGTGCCGATTATACCGTAATAAGCGCTCCCAACCACGAACCCATCAGCGATAGGTTCCTGGGTGGAAATTGTCATCATCATCTTGTTTGGGGTGATATCCCAGTGGACGCCCTGCATCTGAAGGTTCTTTGTCAAGAGACTTCCATCGGGCTGAATGTTCTGAATCAAAAGGTTGTCGAAATACTCAAGCCCAATCATGGTGTCAGTTGGAACGGCTGGGTCTAATAGATCCACAACCATTTCGTCCACTCTGATTGTTGTCTCCTGGCGACTCGCCACGTACTCGCGAGCAATGTTTGTCACGATTGCATCTGTCTCAGCGACAAGGTCTGTCTGGGTAACCGAGTGCGGGAAATACTTATTCACAGAAGTTGTGTTCTCGACCGTAATTGTGCTTCCACCTACGCGAGCAAGGTTGGCTTGGTTGATGATGAGTTTGTCATCAAAGGCGAAAACCAAATTACGGTAAGGGATGCCTGTTGTCTGATTGAACTCAATCGGAGTTGCAGCAATAGATGAGACCACGGTGTTACGGTTCTTGAAGATGGCATTGCCTGAGCCGTCGATATAGAACGCGCCCTGCTCTGAGAACTCAGCGTTCTTGAGGGCTGCTAGGGCAGTACGGTTGGTGGCTGGGTCTGCAATACAGTTTGAGTTGCCTGTCGCGATGGTACGCATGGCAGTAGGGAAGCTCAGTTGGTCGAGAATCTTGCCGATACGAGTACCAGTATCCTGTCCAGCGGTTGCCCCTGTAACGGTTGTAACCTGAGATAGTTGAAACAGGCGGAAGGCATCGGATACATAGATATCAACATAACCCATCTGTTCAGCCTGATCGTATGTATATCGGTACTCAGTTGTATAGCCTGAGAATAGGAAGTTCTGGGTTGTGTCCGTTGTCGCTGAGATACGAATCTTGCGTAGCGGTACTAGATAGCCGTAATAAGGCGATGCGGTGTTCTGAGGGTTAAAGTATGAATTTGGGTCGAGAACTCGCACAACCGCGCTACCAGCCTCGTACTGGTCACGCTGAAGGCTGCGCCCACGGGTGATAGTAATTTGTCGGACGTTGGGAGTAAGGTCGATGATTGGCTCTGGAACGGTTGAATTAAGCATCTGCGATACGCCAATAACGCCGTTCTTAGCATCACCGATAGTAAACGGATAGCCAAAGGTTGCACCGCTAGAGAAGTCGAAGCTGACGGCTATCTGTGCTGGCAGCGCCATTAGTCAAACCCACCTGTACGGCGGTTGAGATAAGCAATCTGGCCAGCGGACATAGACTGATCTAATAGGGCATTAGCAATGGTCTTGCCGTCAATTTGTACTACAACTGATTGCGCTCCGATATTGCCTGAGCCGTACTGGTTGCCGCGCTCGCGGTTAATCTCATTAGGGGAAGCGTTAAGGTCTGGGAATGGGTTTGTGTTAGGCACGTTGGTCGAAGGTGCGCCGCCGCCGCCGCCGCCTGTTGGCATTGTGGCAATACGTCGAGCTTGTTCTTCAAGCTTATCTAGATATGCTTGCCATGATGCGAAAGGGTTCTTAGCATCTGGAAGGGAAGCAAGATAGTTAGCAAGGTGGATGCCTAAGCCTTGAGCAACGGCAATTTCCTTGGTCAACTTCTCGGCTTCTGAAAGGTTGCCAGTCATGAGGGCTAATTGAAGTTCAAGGCGCTTGCGGTCTTCTTCAGATACCTTGCCTTTAAGAGCAGCAATAACTTGAATCTGATCCATATCAAATAGAGTTGCAGCCTTTTTTAATGCCGCTTGCTTTTTCTGCTCTGCGGTTAAAACCTTTTGAGCTGCTATCTGGTCTTTCAATAATTTTTCTGTTAATTTAGCGCGCTTGGCTGCTGCTGCCTCGGCATCCTTTTGTTGCTTGGCGCGAGCCATAGCCCCGCCCGTGGTTGACTGACGAGCAGAACCAACCTTAGCCATGTTATCTTTCGCGGCGCGGGAGTCGCCAATAATCGGGTCAAAGTTGTAAGTGAAATCGTCTAGTTTTTTGTACAGTTTAGTGAAGAAGCCAATAGTAGAACCAATGGCGCTAGAGATTCCGTTGATTGACTTAGCGACTGCATCAAAGGCTTTAGCGGCATCTTGAGCGCTTGTTCCGCCAGCAGCCTTAGCAAAGGCATCAACTAGACCAGCACCGATTGACTCCTTAGCGTTGTCTGCGGCTACCTTTAGCACATCAAGCTTATAAGCAGTAGTGCCAAGATAGGCATCTGCGGCGCCTGCTGACTTTGTAAGCAATACGCCTAGAATGTCTGAGAATGATTTGGTTTTAAGTTCAGCCTGAGTAAGTCCTGTGTTGTATTTCTTTAGACCACGAGTGATGCCCACATAGCCATTAGCCAAGTCCTGAGCCACGGTAGCCAAATCAATGCCAGAAGCGCGGCTAATTTGGATGGCGTTGTTAAGCAAATCTTGAGACTTGGTAAGTGATCCAGTAGTTGTAAGTAAAGCCTGAAAAGCAGGGCGCAACTTATCGTCAACGATTCCCGAAGTGCGCTCTAAATCCTGAATAAAGTCAGCAGCAAGAACCTTGGAGAATGAAAGCCCCAAGTTGTCCATTGCAGTAGATAGTCGGACTGCCGCTGCCTCATCCTCTGAGAAAGCCTTTACGGAAGCTTTACCAAATGCAACAACTTGGCTAACCGCGAATATGCCTACAAGTGTTTTGCCTAGTTTGTTTACTTGGCGTTCTAATTTCTGGGTAGCAGTCTCAGCTTCTTTGAAAGCCTTTTTGCCTGTGAACTCCGAAGCGATATTTACTAGAATGCTCATTACCTGCTCCTCGCGTTCAACTTAGCGGCAGCCGCTTCGATTGCTTTAATAATATGCGCCTTTGCTTTGCCTTGGTCTTCTTCTACGGCGCGGAAGATTACGCGACCTTGTGACTTGCGGTTATTGCCTTTTAACTGCCCACCCAACTTAGGGGTGAAGTTGCCTGTGATACCTGACTTACGTCCTGCGGTCTCGTAGATTGCCCCAGCGGCAGACTTGTTAAAAATAGTCGCTAGTGATCTAAACCCATTACGGTTTGGCTTACTTGGAGAAGTCTTAAATGTAATTCCACGGCGTACTTCGGCTGCATCGTATGAACGGTTAGCCCATCGACCGCCAGCGTTAGGGCGCTTAACCCATCCGCTTGGTACTTGCTCATTAGAAGGCGCAAACCCCCTTGCTTGTTTCACAACAGGCTTTAGGAAGTTTGCAATTTCTTTAGTTGTTTCTTTAGCAAGGTCAGGTTCAAACTTGCGAAGTGCCTTACGCAGAGCGACCGCGCCGACCAGCTCTGTTGGCATCTTTTCGCTCCTTAACTATGTCGTGTAAAACTTGAATGTGAGCCTTAAACGCCATAGGTGTTAGGTTCACTATTGACTCGAACGGGACTCCGTACTCATACGATAGACGAGCTGCCGTATAAGTGACGGAGTTCCGATCTAGCCTAAAGGGTCGGACTCTAAGACCTCGACCCCTTTAATAGTCTCAAGGAAAGCCTCGCCAAATGGCTTGACTGTTTCACCTGAGCGACGAATTGCTTCCCAGCACAACCAGTAAACATCAGATTGCTTCTGATCCTCAATGAGTGCCTTATGGAAGCCTTTCTTAGCATATTGCTCAAAGGAGTATTCAATAAGCGGAGTAATCTCGTACTCTGTTACTGAATTATCTGCCCTTGTTACTTTGAGTTTAGCCATTGCCCTTTATCTCCTTATTAGAATGTGCCTGTTGTGGCTACTGCGATTGTACCTGAAACGTTCCAAGTAACTGACTGTGTGCCAAGGTCTGCAACGCCACCGTTGATGTCGGTTGTGTTGTTAACCAAGCAAGTCATTGTGTAAAGAGGGTTTGTTGCTGATACTGCTGAGTTCTTATCCTGCAAGAATACGACTGTGACGTTAGTTCCCCATGCTGCCTGTAGGGTAGCGAGAACTGATGCAGAAGCAGTATCGTTGAGGAAATCGATTGTTACTGATGATGCTTCCAAGCCCTTAACAAACTTGTGACCTGAGTCGCCCATTGCAGTAACTTCAAGCTCGTCGAATGTACGGTTGATTGTTACAGAAGTTGCGTGGTCTGAGAGGTCGACAGAATTAACCTTAACGCCGACCTTGTTGTTTAGAAATACTGCCATTGGTTATTCCTCGTCCTTCTTAGTTGTTGGTTTTGGTGCTGGTGTTACTGGTGGTAGCTGACCGATCTTGATAAGGAAGTCGGCTTGCTCCTTTGTCCAATCGTCCATCGATTAGCTCCATTCCGTTAGGGTACTGATTGCAATATCGCAAGTCAGTAAATCGCCAGAGGGTACTGAAATCACGCTAGGGGCGGTGACTGCACCCACGTTAAACTTGATGCTCGATGCCGCAAGTTTGTTGAATACTGCAACCGCCATCTGCTCGATGCCGTTGAGGTTGCCCTCATTATCGAGAAGCGGTACGAGTATAGAAATCTTAAAATTAGCCATTGGCGCGATAGTCGCGTACTGGTTGTTGTTTGGCTCAATGTATGGATCAGCAGGAGTCACAATCACGCTATTAGGGATTGGGCTTGCTGGCGGGAATGAGAATACTTGGTAGAGACTGTCGTCCACCAAAGCGGTCGCTATAGCCGTTCTAAGGGTGGTTATAGCCGTCATTAGCCCACCATTGACCTTGGGTCTAGGTAAGGCGCGATAAGTCCTCTAATACGGCTGATGAGCTGAGAGGACATTGCATAGAATGAACCCATTGACCCAT